AGTTGAACTTGGAGCAGTAAAAGTATAAATATCGTCATGGATATATTCATCTGTCATAACAATATCAGTATAAGTACTGATATTTAAATTAGTCCATGTATCAGTCCACGTATCAATATATTTGTTCTCAGGTACCTTAAAAAGCTGCATCGCGCATCCACGAGACGTATTTATAGTACTTGTCCCAGATACTATTCTCGCTACAATTTTAAATAAAACTCCCCCTTCTGGAACTATCCATGTGAATCCAAACATAGAATTATCTTCGCCTGTAGTTTTATTAGAATGACTCGTATATATATCTACACCTAGCTCTGGGGAAAATGATGTCCCGGTTAGAGTATAATCACTATAGACTGACCACTTTACAGTCGTATTAGAAACGTAAGAATCTGTAATTCCAACCATTTGGCCAAAAAATATATATGTTCCAATTTCTTTAATAATATAATAAGTTTTATTATATGATACCTCGAAATGAGACCGATCTACATTGTTTTCTGTGCCAAATGAAATATCTGTAACAGAAGAAAATACGGCTTGACTACTTATTTTTGTCAATTTCATATATCTTGGCTTTACAGGGTCTATTAATTTATCATGAATATTAATCCCCTTCCATTTCATTTGATTTGAAGAAATTAAATCGGTTGTCAAAACTGTATTATTAGTTGTTCTAGGTGGGACAATGTTTGTTGCGATATTTGCATCAACATAACCTTTATTAACTGCGTCTGCCGCGTTTACTGGTGCTGGTACTTTTACTGAACCAGAAATAACATTTAGACCATTTTCTATTACAAATTCAGAACTACTCATACTTTTATTATAGATAAATATTTTTAATTATTTTTATTTCCAGAAATTTGATTAAAATTTCCAGAATTTGTAATATTAGCTGATAAATTCCCTTTACAGTGATTCCCATTTATTATATTATTATTTGCTCCAGACATTAAATAAATTCCAATATTATTACCAGAAATTCTATTTGAACTCAATATAGAATCCGCCGATCCAGAAATACATCTTATACCATCGCTGGTATTATTTAAAATTAAATTCCCGGTTATAGAACTATCGAACCCGGATAAAGCTCCTATCCCAGTATTATTTGAAATTATATTATTAGAAATAATAGTTCTACTGTGTGCACTTAAATTTACTCCATTTCCTGTATTATCTTGTATTTTATTGCCTTGGATAGTAGTATCATTGCCGGATATTACTCCGCCTGAATGATTTTCATTTATAATATTATTATTTATAGTATTAGAATTTCCTTCTAAATTTACCCCATAATTTAGATTATGAGATATATAGCAAGAATTGATAAATATATTATCGGAACCTGCTATACTGGTTATTCCGTCGCCCTTGTTGTCTGTAATTACGCACCCAGAGTATTTAACTATATATGAGGCAGAATTTATATAAATACCAGAACCCCCGTTATTGTAAAAAAAACAATTATTAAAAACAGAACTTAAGCAGTTATTTATAGCTATTCCTCCTTTATAATTATTACTCAAAATAAATGATGAAAAAAACATAGTGTTACAATCTGTCATTTTAAGTCCAATATCGGAAGAATCTTGGGACGAAGAAGATTCTATCGAACATTCTCCGCATCTATACATGTATATATTGCTGTATATATTATCTGTTCCGCAGTGAACTATTACGCAACGTTTTATAAGAGTTCTGTAAGCTTGATTCATATATATTCCAAAGTTTGGCGAATTAAAAATCATAAGATTTTCTAACGATGCCCCAACATTAACCGATTGAGCTATAAATGCTTGATCGACTATAGGGTCCCCTCTATACGGATACAATAAATTTAAAGATGTATTATTTGTAACAGAGGCAATTCTAAAAAAAATATTGTTAATAGTTATATAATCATTTACTAATAGCTCGGTAAAAGAAGTACCTGTCCCGGTAACTAGATCAGAACCTGCCGCAACAGATATTGTCCCGGTATTTATATGTCTCCCCGAGCCTTCTATTATAATCGAATATGAGCCAGTAAATGTGATAATAATTCCTCCAGGAACTTCTCCCATCAAAGTAGTATTGCTAGAAATTACTATATTTCCTGTTTCAACATATGTTCCTTTTTTAATATAAATTGATTTTTTTCCAGCATCTACGGCTGATTTTATAGTAGTAAAATCAGCCGATCCTGCTACATCTACGATAGCATCATAGGTATTAGCTGGTACAGCGCCCCAAACAAGACCTGAAGATGTGGAATCATCAGATTTTAAAAATCTTCCATTTAGTCCTACTGGGACTCTAACTTGCGTGTTCCCGTTGTACGAAGCTATATCACCTTTAACACTTAAAGGTTGATAAGTTGTAATAGAACCATCGGAATTTATACTTTTAAGAAGCGAATCAAAAGAATCACTATAAAATCTATTACTACCAATGCTTGGAGTAGCTGGAACTGTGATATTATCTATTTCAATGTAATTACTTGCTGATAAATTTCCACCTACATTGAGGTCTGTGCCGATAAATGCTTTCTTGGCAACTGCAAGACCGCCATCAGTTGTAAAAGAACCTCCATTTGTAGAATTGGTAGCATCATCAGTATTTGAAATTGATACAATGCCAATATTTCCTATAATATCTAAATTCCCTTCGACAGTTAAACTACCGTCTCCGTAAACAGATGGGCTAGGAGAAGCAGATATAATAGTATCTCCTTGTATTTTGGTAATTTCTTTATTTACCATACTTTCTGGTCTTTAACTATACATTTTAAAATAAATTTTGATTTATTCGATGTTTTTTTTATATTTGTAAATATAAATGGCCAACGTTGAAATGATTATGATTTTAGGAGTAAGTATAATGGGTCTTTGTGTGTTGTGTGTCGTAGCTATGGTAATTTATAGTAAATCTGGCGGTTCTACAACAGCTGGAAGTGTGACACAGGATGTTACTTCTGGGTTTGGAGCAGGAATTATTGATATTTTTAAACAAGTTGGGACAGCTTTAAATGCTGACAATCAAGCATGTAAAGATAAATACGGCAACACCATGCAACCAGAAGACAATGTGTTTGCAGAAGGAGTTAAATGTTATGCTTGTAAAGCAGGTCATCAAAAAAGAACAGCATTTGATGTAACAACTGAGAAAGCATGTTATGGTCCTCCTGATGTATGGGTATCTGTTCGTAAAAATCAAGGTAAAATAGCAATTAATGACAGAACAGGATGGGATGATGGGGCACAAACATTGTGGGCGTGTCCGTATAAAACAGATCGAAATACAGGTTCTGTTAAATCTCCACTCCCATGCCAAGGAACATGTTCAGATCTATATGGGACTGAAAGTTTTCAACACGGACTTTCAGGAGAATGTTATAGTTGCCCTGGCGGAGAAAAACTTGTTTTCCCTCAAGGAGCTGGTAAAGAATGTGTTGCTAAAGACGGAACAGTCTTTGCATGGGTTAAAAATGGTTTAATGAATGTCCCGGTTAAACTCGCGGAACCTTTATTTGAATCAGCAGTGTATCTAGGAACTTCAGAAAAATAAATTATTTTTTGGTCTGAATCCACTTGAGATCTTCGTCGAAAATTTTACTGCTTATAGGGGCAATATTTTTTGTTAAAATTTTAACAGCATTTAACTTCTTGATGATATCAGCTTTTCCATAAATTTTCATAGCTGAGTTCAATGCGCGATGTCTTGATATTTTGCTGTTATTTGTACTGTATCCAAAAGCTTTCAATTGTCCTTTATTTTTTATAGTAAATAATTTTGGTCCTTTTCCGGGATTTCCTCGATCTTTGATACATGATGCAGGCACAGAAGTTCCTTTTTTGAGAGTAGCATATTTCTTTCTGAGAATCATTCCAGAACTACATTTTTTCATCATTTTATATTATAAATGAATAAAAAAATATTCATTTATAATATAAATGGGGATAGTGAATAATATTTTAGCAAATACAATATTTATTATTCATCTTGCAATTATTCTATTTGTCATAATCGCTCCTTTTACTGAAATTACAGTATTTCATATTTTACAAATTTCACTTGGTTTTACACTGCTCATTCATTGGTTTTTAAATTCTGACATATGTTCTTTAACACTCCTGGAAGGAAGTCTTCGAGGAATTCCATCTAATGATACATTTATTGGCAAATTTATAAAGCCACTTTACAATATAAATGAGAATAACTGGGCTTTCTTTATAAAAATTATCACGATAATTCTAGTAATGATAAGTAGTTATAAATTGCTTGGAAATGAAAAATTTATCATTCTATCAAAATCAAAAAATTTTTCAGATTTCAAAATAAAATTAAAATCTTTATTGGATTGAATAAGTACATGAAAAAAACCCCTAAATAAATATTTAGGGGTTTTTTGTTTTTTTGTTTTTTTTTGTTGATATTTTATAGGAATGATCCAAATACGAAAACAATTGCATGGGCTACAGCATTAATTATAATATTATCTTCTTGTTTTTCTGTATTATTTTCTGCTGGTACAAAATCCTGAACATTCAAATTAATAGTATAATTATTTTGAATATAAAATACTGTAACACCAGGTTGTTGTTGATTTCCATTTTGAAACTGTCTTTGCATAGAAGACATATATTTTATTTGAATGTATTTAAATAAAAATTCAATTTTTTTTATAGATAACAACAGCTTTACTATCGCTGGTTTTCTTGGCAGCTTTACTATCGCTGGTTTTCTTGGCAGCTTTACTAACGCTGGTTTTCTTAACAGCTTTACTATCGCTGGGTTTTAAAAATTTAATATATAAAAAATCATCGACTTTAGCGGAATCAAGGAAGACTCTAGCTTTACCATTATTATGGACACGTTTAAATCTTTGTATAATATCGTCTGGCCTTGATATAACCTTCATTTTCAATATTGTATTTGAATCGATTCCCAAATTTGTCAAAATTTTAAGATCTTCTTGTATTATAGGAGGTAATGAGTTATATTGTCTTGACAGTACAATAAACTGTATTTTTAACATTAAAATTTTAATACCTAATATTGTTCCTCCAGCTATCATTCCTATGATTATTTGTTTTCCAATATCTGTAAAATTATTTTTGTTATTTAAAATCCATTGAGTAACTTTTTTTACATTATTGGATTTTGTTAATTTTTCCATAGCATCTGAAGACAATGGGAGTTTTATAACAGAATCAATCATTATTTATAATATTCTTGTACAAAAAAAAATAATTTATATAAATTATTTTTTTGCAAATTTCTACACAGTTAAAAAAATAAATAATAAATAAGTAAATGAATACTGAGCAAGAACAAGTAATAAATGAATTAAAAAATGGTAAGAATGTCATGATGCTGGGGTCTGCAGGCACAGGGAAATGTCACGGTTTTGATACTCCTATTTTAATGTTTTCTGGAGATATAAAAATGGTTCAGGATATAAAAGTTGGAGATTTAGTCATGGGCGATGATAGTACTGCTAGAAAAATTTTATCATTATCTTCTGGGATAGACACTATGTATTCTGTTAAAAATGTTAAAGGCGAAGAATACACTGTAAACAGTAAACATATTCTTTCGCTTACTAACTCTAATAAGAAAATATACAGAGATAGGCCTGAAAGAAAATCTTATATTATCAAATGGTTTAACAATAAAACAGTAAAATATGATACAAAAACATTTTCTTATAAAAATAAGAATAAAGAAGAAATACACGAAGAAGTAAAAAAATATTTTAAAAATATTAAAGAAGAATCGAAGGTAGATATCCCTATAAAAAAATATATAGAAATCGCATCTGGTATAGGTAGGAGTTTTGTAGGTTATAAAGTTCCGGTAGAATTTCCAAGATTAGATCTTGATCTTGATCCATATATGGTAGGTTTTTGGCTAGGAAATAGTACAGCTAAAACTTCAGGAATTACATCTCAAGATTCTACAGTTTTACATTATTTTAAACATAATGTGGGGAAATATGATTGTTATCTGCAATATTGTGATAATTACTCTTACAGAGTAAATCACTTATTAGATAAAAAACCTTATGATCATAAGGGAAAAAATTATTTTTTAAATATGCTAAGAAAATATAATTTATTAAATAATAAACATATACCTAAAGATTATAAATGTAATTCCAAAGAAAACAGATTAAAATTATTAGCCGGGTTAATAGATTCTGATGGGTATTTAGATAAAGGAAATACTTACGAGTTTATACAGGGTCCAAAACATGAAAGGTTAATTGATGATATAATATTTTTATGTAGAAGTCTTGGATTTGCTTGTTATAAAAATGAAAAAAATACATCATGGACATCTAACGGTGTAAAAAAATATGGTAAAGCATGGAGAATAAATATTTCTGGAGAAGGTATAGAAAATATTCCAGTTTTATGTCCAAGAAAAAAAGCATCTCCTAGAAAACAGATAAAAAATGTTCTTGTTTCTGGCATCACAGTAACGGAAAAAGAAAAAGATATATATTATGGGTTTGAAACTGATGGAAATCATCGTTATGTATTAGGTAATTTTATAGTAACTCATAATTCTTCATTAATTGAAGGCCTCAAAGATACTTTTCCAGAATTAAATATTTTTTTAACAAGTACAACAGGTGTTTCTGCATTGAATATAGGAGGGTCTACTGTCCATTCGTTTTTTGGAGTAGGTCTAGGTGATAAAGATGAATTACAGTTATTACGAAAAATTCTTAGAAATACCGAAACTAAAAATAGGCTAAAAATGAATAATATGCTTGTAGTTATTGACGAAATTAGCATGTTTCCTAGCGATTTGCTCAGTAAACTTGATTTTATTCTTAGAACTCTTAGAAAAAATGTTTCTGCTTTCGGAGGTGTTCAAATGTTATTTTCTGGAGATTTTATGCAGCTTGAAACAATAAATGCTGAAAATATACTTGATAATAAGCTTATCAAAAATTTTGAAATTATAGAATTAAAGAAAAATTATCGTCAAGAATCAGATAAAGTTTTTCAAAATTTACTTAATAATTTAAGAATTGGAGAATTAACTGATGATGATATAAAATTACTAAAATCTAAGAAGTCTACCCCTGCATCAAAAAATACTGTAAGAATGTTCTGTACAAATTCTAAAGTGACAAAATATAATATTGAAAAATTTGATTCGCTGCCAGGAACCCCTATAACATTTAATGCTAAATTTAGTGGGAGTTCTAAATCTCATATTGAAGATATCAAAAAACAATTTATAGCTAAAAACATTGATATTCTTGTTCTTAAGATAAATGCAAGAGTCATGCTTACTTGGAATATTAATGTGGAAGCAGGACTAGTTAATGGAAGTGTTGGAACGGTGAAAGGGTTTACAGTAGAAGGCTTGCCAATTGTACTATTTGATTTATTTGGAGAAATAATAGTTGAACCTCAGAATTGGCAGATCACAGATAACCTTGATTGTAAAATTTTATGCAAGGCGACGCAAATACCTCTGATAATAGCTTATAGTTTTACTATTCATAAATCTCAAGGCGTAACACTTGCTAAAGCCGTATTAGATTTAAATGGTGCATTTTGTAATAATCAAGTATATACTGGGTTAAGCAGGGTAAAGTCACTTGACGGTCTTACTCTTTTGAATTTCTCAACAGATAAAGTAAAAGTAAATAAAAAAACAATAGAATTTTATAAAAACTTAAAATAATTATATTGCATTGATATACCATAAATCAAGAGAAATTTTTTTTGAAAGAACATAATCATAAGGTAAATAAAAATACCCATTGTCTCCCCATCTGGAACTCCATGAATTAGATAATATAAAAACACGTTTAGAATCATCAAAGCCCCAAATCTGAACACAGTGGAGACCCTGTGAAACTTCATCTTTACTTGGCATTTCTACGATCCCTGTTGCTCTCGCGATTTCTCCTTCTATAGAACTATAAATATTGATCCCAAGAAGAATTGAATAATTAGAAAGTAAAACACTCTTTATATCTTCTAATTTTTGATTAACAGAATAGTAAACTAAATTTTGCCTATTTCTTCTTGCATATAATTTAGCAGATCTAGACGGCTCTACTTTTAAATTTTCATCAATGCACATGTGTTCAGATTCTGGACAAATCCCGTCATAGATCAATGCTTTTATAGCTGTTTTTATAGATATTCCTGTATCCTCGTCAGTATTTGAACCTTCTGAAATTCTGCCATAATAATAATTATAAAGAGCTGAACCTAAAAAATGAGGCTTCTTTGTTTTTTTAAGAACAAATAATAAGGCATTGATCGCCTGGATTGATGTACAGATTCCCATGTCCATTTGATCTAGTATCGCAGGAACAAAACAAGATTCGCGAATATCGTGTTTCTCTTTATCATTTGCAATTTCATTTGTAGGATACTTAAAATCGCGCTCATCTATAACACATTCTTGGTAATTATAGGACATTTGTAATTATATATTTCTTTGTATAATTATATAATTATAAATTAATTTTTGAATAAGATACAATATCTTTTAGAACTAGTTTGGATGTATTCTTCTTCTATATCATATTCTATGATATCATCGATGAAATCTGTAGGTATATTTGAAATACTAGGTATTTCAATATTTTTCATGAAATTTATAGGTTTATCTAAATTTTTATTTATATTATCAAGTCGTCTTTTATTGGATAAATCTTGTTTTTGTAAAATGATAATTTTCTTAGCTTTGCATAATTCTAAATGAATATTATGCGTCAATTCTTTTTTATTAGAAAGCATTTCTAATAAGTCATCAATGACTATATCATAAGAACTATGTTTATACTTAAAAAAATTCATTTTCATAGTTGCTATCAAGTCTACTGTCTTTGATAAAATATGAGAATATTTTATTTTGTTTATAGTTTTTTCACTCAATTTCATTGATATTTATCAACTTTGTTTTTTTAAATCAAAAAATAGCTTATTCAATATTTTTTTATCTCTTTCTATAGATATACAATATGGAACGAGCATTTTTAAAACTTATGTTATCTGGTAAAAATACTATCAAATCTACTATAGATTATTGTAGTAATAGTAACGTCTGTCAAAGAAATAAGGATATTTTTGTTAAAAAATTATTAAATATATCTGGTTATAAAATCCCAAAGAATGCAATGCCTATCCCAATTTACGAAGAATTAGTTGAATTGTCTAAAAGAAAACCAGCAAACGAATTGGATGATTTAGAAAGCAATATCAAGATGACACCTGCATTTATCGATATTATCTCTAGACGCGGTTCAGATAATTTAAGATCATTTTTAGCATTTAATGATATTATAATCCCAGCTAGACGTAATAAATTTCTAGAGATAAAAGATAGATTATCAGGGTTATATTCTAATCCTCTAGTTTCTTCTACTCTTATCCCGCTTGCAACGAAGTATGCCGCATCAGCATTTTCCGATATTTCACAGGGATCAGATCAGCTTCCAAGGAGAACAAAAGTTTCTACAAAGAAAACAAAAGTTTCTACAAAGAAATCCTCAAAGAAAACAAAAGTTTCTAGAAAATAAGTGTATTTGTCAAAGTTTTTAAAATTTTTTATTTTAAATTTTAAATTACTTTTTTATTTTGTTTAGAGGGCACTTGTGATACGGACTCTATAAGTGTAATTGCCAGCTCCCGCACCGGCAGGTGCGTGTTGGATCTGGATTTGTTGAGCAGAATCCCATGTTGCACTAATTCTTTGACCATCGCTTCCTTTCGACGATGAGATCCTATTAATAGAACCTCCTGTTCCAGAACTCGAAGCACTGAATACCGACATTGCTCCATTAGTATTATCTTTATCAGCAACTAAAATAAGATATGACCCATAAGTTGTACTGTTTGTTACAGTAGCCAGAGTTGTAGAAGTTTTTCCAATAACAACATCTTCTACTAAAGAAAGACCAGGAATAGTAATACCAGGAGATTCTGGGTCACTTGGAAGAATGTTATTTACATAAATAACAGAGTCATCGAGAGTATACATTGTAACAGTTGAAATGAATGATGACACAGTTGATACTGCGCCTACATCGATATGGAATAAATTAGCTGTAAATCCTGTTGCTAGAACAGTATATAGGCCATTAGGTACAGCTGGTGTAATATTGGCAGATTCCGTGATTCTAATTTTATCCCCGATTGCCATACCATGAAGAGCCTTATTAAGTGCCAGTGTATTTCCTGAAACATAAGTTACTCTTATGTTTTTGTATGTTTTACCCTTGACATTAATTGCTCCAGATTTTACATTTTGATATTGCTGAATACTTGCAGCAGAAATACCAGCAACTCCGATAGCATCAGGAGTCTGAGCCAAAGTAGCAAAAGTAATCTCGTCCTGTGCTTCAGAATAAAATGAACCTACATAAGGAGCATTGAATAATGCAAAATCATTGCCAATAACTGGTACTGTTGTCAAATCTAACCCGTCGTTAAAGTAGTTAGGTTGCGGAGTATTATCTGCAGTAACATAAATTGTTGCAACTTTAGTGGTTCCATCGTAACTTTTAATACGTCTAATCACTCCAACTGCTGGACCATCAAGGATACGAATCCACCATCCTTTATAAAAATCATTTATAGAACTAGCACTGCCAAGAAAAACTAAAGTTCCTGGCGCTGCACTGCCACTATCGAATTCGTGAAATTCTTGATAAACAGGGGAAGGAATAACAACATCGCCATTACCAGCATTATTAGCAGTCTGATATCTTCTTGTAAGAACACCAGAATCTACTCCTAATTCACCATTTCCAGAATTGAGAACAATGATATTATCAGTAACAACTAAAGTTTCGGTATTAAGCGAAGTAGTAGTTCCTTGGACAAGAAGATCTCCTGAAATAGTAGTAAGGGAAGAACCAGTACCAATAGTTACAGGAACTCCAGAAGTAAGGGTCGCGATAGTAACACCGTTGGTTAAATCAGCGGATTCGATGGATACAGATTTAAGAGCATTCATATTGATTCCACCAGCAGCAGCCAATACATCTACGGTGTTTGTAGCAGTGCCGTCACTTTGAATTGTCAATTTACCAGAAGCAGAACTAGAATAAACTTTAACGGCGGACCCATTTGACCCAGAACCTTGGATAAGAATATTACCTCCTGTAGTTCCAGAAGCTAAAATGGAGACAGCATCGCTGTCAGTGGCATCTCCTAAACTAGAAATAGAAATTTGCCCAGAAGTAGCATTGTCAGCAAGAAGTTTAATAGCTGGAATACTTGAAGCAAAGTTACCTTTACCAAGAATAGATACATTTCCCCCGACAGTTCCAGAAGCTAAAATAGCAATAGAATCTTCTGTCTGCGAATCACCTGCAGCAGTTAATCCAATTTTTCCAGAAGTAGCATTGGTAGCACTGATATCAACAGCTCCTACTCCTGCTTGAACAGCCCCAGCACCGGTAATGAGGACGTTTCCTCCAACAGTTCCGGTAGCTTGAATAGTTAAAGCAGATGAAGTGGTAGAATCACCAGCACTTTCAACAACTACAGTACCGCTTGTTGAATTTGAAGCTGAAATTTGAATAGAATTTTCACTTCCTGTATCGTATGCACCAGCGGCTAAAAGTTTAATATTCCCCCCTGCAGTTCCGGTAGCTTGAATAGAAATAGAATCACTGTCGGTGGCATTACCAGCACTAACTAAAGAGATTTGCCCTGAAGTAGCATTATTGGCATTAAGTTTGATGGATGGGATACTTGAAGCGAAACTACCAGCAGATTGGATAAGAATATTACCTTCTGTTGTTCCTGTAGCATTAAGAGTAATAGAATCTGCAGCAGAAGCATTGCTTGCACTAGACAATAAGATTTGACCTCCAGCAGCAGAAGTTGTAGTCAAATTGATAGCTGGGTTAATTGCTCCATCAGCTGTCACAGAAACATTACCATTTGTCGCACCTGTTGCCCTTATTTTTATACTTGCTGATCCAGAAGAATCACCAGCACTTTCCAAGGAAATTTGTCCAGAAGTAGCATTGTCTGCAAGAATTTTTACTGCAGGATTACTTGAAGCAAAGTCTCCAGAACCTTTGATAAGAATATTCCCATCAGATGTATCGGAAGCAAGAATTTGAACAGCGTCGATAGCAGAAGAACTACCAGCACTTGTAAGTCGAACTTGTCCTGAAGTCGTGTTTGTAGCACTTAATAAAACTGCTGGATTACCAGCAGCCATATTACCGGCACCTTGAATGAGAATATCTCCATTGGTTGTATCTGTCGCAATTAACTTAACACTGTTAATAGATGAACTTCCACCATCTGATTGGACTGTTACTTGTCCTGAAGTAACATTGGTTGCATTTACAAATACAGAATTTGTTCCTGTACCATCTGATGTGATATTTACTTTTCCAGTAGCATCTGCCGCAGAAGCCCACAGAGTTAATGTTCCTGCAGTTGTTTTGAAAAATGATGTGGCAGTAGCAGTAAATTCGATGGCATTTGTGATATCTAGCGATACCCTGTTTGTACCATATACGCTTAATTCTCCAGAAGTCGTATTAATCGTCGTTTGATCAAGATCAGTAAGACCTTGTACAAAAAGACCCCCATCCCTAATATAAACAACACCTGTTCCCATATCAGGGTTAAGTGCCGTAAGAATATCAAGATCTCCTTTAACTACAAAATTATTAGGATTCGACGGAAGTGTGTGATTTGTTGGCATAAACTAATAGTTATAATATATATAAAGAAATAAAAATTGACAAATTAAAAAATATTTTTATAAAAATCATCTAATTTTAAAATAGCATCATCTATATTATTTATTATCCCATAGATTCTATCTTGTTTTGATTGATAATTTGAAAAATTAGCCAATTCATGTAGTATAAATGCATTATATTGCGTAAATACATTAAAATTTGCGAATATGATTACTCCTTTAGTTTTTCGCATAGCCTTCTTTATTGGGCTGAAAATTGTTTTTGTATTTGCTGAAAGAGGATCTCTAGATAAATCTGTATAAATTTCAGTATCTACAAGAAGATGACCGTCGGTGTCAGAAGGAATTACTTCTTCTATTTCTGATAATCTAACTAATACTGATCTTATATGAATTAATTCTTGTTTTTGTCTTTGTCTAAATTCATGTTCTCCTGGAAGCATCGCGGGTCTGTTTGATAGATTAACTAAGTTATATGGACTCAATGGGATATTGTTTAAATTGCTCTGTTCTTGGCCCATTTTTACTTTACTATTTGAAAATAAAAAAATATTTTATTTTCAAAAACTATTTTTTTATATGATAAAAAGCTTGTCTTGTTCTTCCATCTACTGTCAATTATTCATAATCTCTGAAGCTAAGACCAACAGGAAATCTAGGGATACCGTCATCTGTCATCTCAAAATATTTAACAGTCAGATATTTTCCTATATACTTTTTAGCATTTTTAAACAGTTTTTTCCGTTCCAGGTGAGAACCTTTTGGTCTTACTGTGAAAGTTTTTTCCGGGTTTTGTGGAAGTCTACATATCCATAGGACTAAATCTTTTTCAACCCCTTCTCCAGAAGTAAAGTCAATTATTTCAAATTCAGAATCTATAAATTTTTTAAATTTTTGTAAATTTTTTGATCTATTTTTTTGCTCATAAGGACCGAGGAAATTACGAATGATAAGGCCTTCATTTCCTTGAGATACATATTTATTGTGAAATTCTTCAATTTCACTTGAATTTTTTATAATATCAGTATGGATCAATTTAATATGATTGAAATTATTTTCTTTGAATAATTTCTTAAGAGTGTCAAGTCTAATTTTATAGTCATCATCGGAAACAAGGTCATATACTATAAACTTTATATTGAGAATAATTTTGATATCTTTTTCATTTAATTTTTGTTTTTTCACTATTCCTACGATTTCCTGAAAAGTTAAATCTTTAGAATATAATTCGCCATCAAGATGGAATTCTGATAAATGCTCAATTTCGTTGAGAATATGAGCTAATCCTAAAAATTGTTTGCCTTTTCTTGAATAGATACCTTTATTATAAGTGATTGCCCTGACCCCGTCCAATTTAGGCTGACAAAACGATGGGAAAATTATATCATGGGCTCTCTTCGTGTAATCTAAAGCAAGCATAGGGAGAATCGGGCCTTTAGTATTATTTGTGACATTTTTCGGATTACTATTTTCCGAGTATCCTTGGTCTAATTTCTTATTCCACTTACCTTGCATTTCATGGAGAGCTTGGCTGTAATGAGTAGTTTCATTTTTTTTACCTAAGTTTTTTCCTTTCACTATGACAGTTTCAAATGTCGTAAGTACACCATCTGTAAAACCTGAAACTGATCTAATAATAGAAGATTGTTGGTCAGGAGCAGTAGAAATTGTCCATTGTTTAACTTTATTTAACTTTGTAATACTGTATAAAGTTGGCAAAGTGATAGTTTCCATTATAAATAAGTATTTTTATTTCTTTAACTTTTGAAATCGATCATTCTGGTTCTGATTCTGAGTCGATTAAACAAACGTTTATTTGTTCTTCGAGGTCTTTGATTAATATTTCTTTTTTAATAATGGATCCATCATTCTTCTTTGAAATGAATATAGGGCTAACTATATTATCACGATATATCTTCTTGCGCCTGTACGATTGCCCTTTAAATATACTAAAATCATCTACTATGTCTACTATAATTGGCGTAATATTGTCGTGGCGTTTCCTGAATATTCTTCCTATAGCCTGGGTGATGCTCGATCGAGGAGTCGCAAATACCAGGCAATTCAATTTTGCTAGACTGAATCCTTCATTGCACATTCCATATGTTCCTAATAAAATTTGTTTTTCTTTAGCTTCTATCAATTTATCAGCTTTTTGGCTTCCAATAAAGAGTCCTGAATTTTCTGGAAAATGCTTATGCAAATTCTTTAACTGGACAGTCCGATCACTTATAACAAGAATGCAACGCTCAGGTTTATCTGATAATTCTTTTAAAATTTTTACTAATAGTAACGTTCTCTCTTCGTCTTCTGCGATATTACTTAACATACTGGAAACAGCTGCAGTACCATCTCTAAGAGTTTCTTCTTTAGAACTTTCTCCGAAATATTTATAAGTATGAATTTCTGAAGATTGTTTTAATTTATCAGAATTATCTGAATATAATACTCCGCCCATATACCAGTTTAAAATTTTTTCCATTTTATCCTTTCGTTCAATTGTAGCAGATAATCCAAAAAGAAATTTAGGTCTAACTTTAAACATTATTTTAGAAAATACTTCACTCGCGATTCCATGCATTTCATCGATTATACACACATTAACCCAGTCGAAGTCCTTTGAAGTTAATTCTTTCTTCATTGAAATACTTTGAACCATTCCTATAACTACATGACAATCCTGGTGTTCAAATGTTTTACCTTGGATATTGCCTATCTTGATTCCAGGAATAAATTTAGTTAATTCAGCTTTCCATTGTTTCATCAATTCTATTTTATTAACAACAATGAGTGTCTTCATTGAAAAATCAGCAATAGTTTTAATAGCTAACACTGTATTATGGGTGACAATAAAGTCTTCAAGAATAAATCTTTGCTTACCATTTAAAGTAAACCCGTAATACTGTTTTGTCCAATAAATCGGGGTTATATCAAAAGAGATAGAATTGCAGCATTTTTTCAAATTTACAACTTTCTTAATTTTTAATGGAACAATGTGATTTTCAGAATAATAACCAATTATTTTAACAATATAACAGTTTTCTAGTATTTCCATACTGGTTTTAAATCCAAGTGATCTAGCTAAAAACAAGGTATCTTTTGCTGAAGTTAAATAATTAAATCGGGCAGAATAAATATCTTCATAATCAGTTTTACCAGGAGAATAATCTATTATTCCTGCAAGAATTATTAGACGTTGTTTTTTATCACAAGTTAAATTGTACTGGGATATCTTAAGAATTTTCATCGTGCTTAATTTTAATCCTATGATATATTCAGACCCCATCATTTCTTTAGTTTCCCAGTTAGTTGGTAATTCTCTTCTGAATATTTTCAATTTGCAATTACTATAAATGTAATCTCTTACAGATATATCGACGGTACCAATTATAGATTCCATCATTTGTCTGGTCATTACTGCATTGTGAAATGTTTTACATCTTTTATATACAATTTGCTTTTTGATCGGGCAAAAATAATTAACATCATAACAATTATTATCCATATTTTCAATGTTGATATTATTTTTAAGAGAAAGTATATGTGATGCATTACAAGTGAAACTTTCACTTTCATATGAAATTGTAAACATTTCTTCCGTGCCAGTACAAGTACTAAGAACCTGTTCTGGGACACCCGTTTCGCTTAATAATAGGTCTCCAACCTTGATATCTTGAACTTTTTTAATAGAACCGTCATTTAATATAATAGTGGTATCTATAGCAAGACACTTTCCCCCGCCTGTCTGTAAACCTATAATTCCTCCTCCGACAGCTTTATCTTTTTCTAATTTAATTTTAGAATAACACTCGGTCTGTGCTCCAAGTCTTAATGAAATGTTGTTTTCCGGGAATTTTATTTTTGTTACTGGAAAATGAGTTTCTGTTTCAAAATTTTTAAGGAAATCGATAGGGTGATGAACTGGGAGAATCAAAGTTTCTTTAGTTTCTCTAAAAATTGGATACTCTTTAACCTGGAAATTTCCAAATGTAGTTTCTGGCGATACTGTCAATTCACTTTTAATTTTTTTGATTTGTTCTAGTGTTAATATTTTTTTAGGCACGATTAGACCGCGATTATCGATTACAGCTTTTTCCATTTGTTTATCAACTACTTATTTTTTTAACTATTTATCATCATTCAAGAGAAAATTTACTATTTCATAAGCCAATTTAAAAGAAATTCTCTTTCGAGCAAAAGAATTACTACTTTCTCGATAATTGCTTATAAATAATGAATTATATTTTTCTCTTTTTTCATTGAAAAACTTGTTGAACTTTTTAACAAGTATTCCTTGTAATTCGACAGAAATGGGTGGTTCTATTACAAGAATAGCATAACTTCTATTTGATAGATCACTTGTTTTATCTATATACTTTTCTTTGACATCATCGCCGATTATTTGCAATTGGATTTTATTAACACTGTTATTGTCAATGCATTTCAATAGAATATTTGTAAAAGTTGTTTGATCAGCAATTAAATGAGTAGCTCTATTTATTTTATAATTTTCATTCTGAGGAAGCATGCACATTTCTCCGCCAATTGTATAATTATTTTCAGAATTCAACTCAAATTCTATTTTTTTTAAAGATGGGTAAATAAAGCATTTTGTTTTAACTTTATCAGTGTTTCTTGTAAATTGAAAACAGCAAACTACAATTGTTGTATCATTAAAAACTTTTTCTTCAAAAATATTAATCGTCATAATGGAAAATTTTTCAATAAAGTTTTTCCTGAGAATGATGTCAGCTATTCTGATAGAACAGAAGAAATTCAGTGGAATTATTAAAATTCCACCTAAGCAATTAGAATTTATAAGTATTTGTATAAAACACTTGTATAAGTCATTGACAAGATATTTATCAAAAAGTACCTTGTCCTTACTTTTGTTTCGGGCAAGATAAGGCGGATTTGTTAGCACGAAAGAATTATCTAAATTTGGAGGAAATAATAGCGTGTCTTGTTTTATTGTTTCTTTATTTTTTGGTTCAATGTCATACTGTATTACTTCTATATCTTTTTCTATAAAATTTAAAAGATCTCCGTTTCCAGCAAATGGTTCAATAATTTTACAAATATCATTTGGAATATGCATATTTTGTAAAATATGTTTATAATTTGTAGTGTAAAATTGACCTAATTTTTGTTTATTACCAGCTTTTTCCATTTATTTACTAACTAATTATTTATTTAACTAGACATCATACTTTGAAATTGTGTTTCAAAGTCGAGAGCGCTGTTAAACGTCGTAATCAAATTCATGTCATTTCTGCCAACTCGCAACGTCGGCACGAAGCTTGATGAAAATCCGAACGTTAAAAAAACATTAGTCGAAGAACGTTTATATACTCCTAAAAATGGTCTAAGGGTTTTAAATCTGTTAAAAGCAGTTTGAATATCTGTTTTTTGAAGCGTGAGAAGATCTTTGTATTCCTGAATCATATTTAGCTATACTTTACAACAAGAAATTAAAATTCCATTTAAAGAAAAAAAAATTTATTAAAGTAATATGGGTCTTGAAATAATTTTAGCAGCTAGTAGGCAAAAAAACGGAGATCTCGGTATTGGCCTCAACGGATGTATTCCATGGAATATTCCAGAAGACTTAAAGCATTTTAAAGAAATTACGATGGGGCATACTGTTATTATGGGAAAAGCTACATTTGACAGCATCAGTAAAGCACTTCCTGGAAGAAAATGTGTAGTTTTAACAAGTAATTTGAATTTCGAAATGGATGGTGTTGAAACTGTATGCAGTTTCGAAGCTATAGATCTAATCATTGGTCGCGAAACTAGTTGCAATAAAAAAGTATTTATAATCGGGGGGAAAGTGCTTTATGAAAAATACTTGAAACAAGCGAATGTTATACATCTTACTCACATTGAGAATGAAATATTATGCGATACGTTGGTTTCAGGAGGTATCCCAGGAAAATTCAACAAAATTCAAAATTACTCGGAATTAAAAGAAATTAATGGAATTAGATACCGTTTTTTAACTTACTCTCAAACTTTTGACAAATTAGACGAACAAAGATATCTTGATTTGCTTGAAAAAATTTTAGAAAAAGGAAGTATTAAAAAAGATAGGACTGGGACAGGGACCATTAGTATTTTTGGAGATCAATTGCGGTTTGACATTTCAGATGGGAAAATTCCAATGTTAACTACTAAAAAACTCCCATTTAAGACAATTCTTGAAGAACTGCTTTGGTTTTGCCGAGGAGACACGAACAGTATGATACTGTCAAAAAAAGGAATTAAAATTTGGAATGGAAATACTTCAAGAGAATTTCTTGATTCGCGAAATCTAAATTATCCCGAAGGGGTATGTGGTCCGATTTACGGATGGGGGTGGCGTTTTTATGGTGCAAAATACTCGCCAGAATATTCAGATACATCAAAAATTGACACTTCTATAATAGGTGGTATGGATCAGCTTCAAAATGTAATTAACACTCTAAAAACTGACCCATTTAGCAGAAGAATTGTTATGAGTGCTTGGAACCCGGGACAATTGGACGAAATGTGTCTTCCACCATGTCATTTTTCGATCGTATTTAGTGTTCACGAAGAATATGGTGAAAAATATTTAAGCAGTCATTTCATTATGCGCAGCACTGACGTTTTTCTCGGAATGCCATTTAATATAGCTAGTTATACTATTCTTACACAAATTATCGCAATGAAATGTGGAATGAAAGCGGACGAGCTTGTTTTTTCTGGCAGCGATATTCATATTTACAATGATCACATTTTAGCTATTAAAAAACAATTGGGTCGTCAAGTTAGAGCACCTCCTATTTTAAAAATCAATGACTGTATTAAAGATAAAGACTGGTCTGAAATGAAAGCCGAAGATTTTGAATTAATTGGGTACATTCCCAGCCAAGGAATTATTGCAAAAATGGCTATATAGTAGCTACTATCAATTTTCAAAATTTTTATTTAAAGAAATATTTCTTTAAATAATTAATGGTAGTATCTAAGAAATCGTTGATAGGGCTATGCAATATGCTTGGTATTAAACAAGTTTCAGGTAAAAATAAAGATGAACTTAAAGCATTAATAAAAGAGTATAAAGATCTTAAGAATATAAACATTATTCATCAAGAACCATCAAAAAATATTAAATATGTTTATCATTCGGCAGATCTACATATTCGAGTTCTTGAAAGACACAGTGAGTATCAACAAGTATTTCAAAATTTATATGATTATCTTAAAACACAAAATTGCAAAGAAGATTCCGTGTTTGTTATCAGCGGAGACATATTCCATAATAGGGATAAATTGGTTTCTGAATGTATTCTAGTTTTCAATAAATTTATTGAACAACTTACGTCGATTATAGACGTAGTGATGATAGTTGGAAATCATGACACATTTACTCATGGTGACAGGCTTGATACTATCTCCGGAATTACAGAAATCAAAGAATTTAAAAATTTTCATTTTTTAAAAAATTCTGGGATCTATAAATATAATAATATAGATTTTGTTGTATCTAGTTTAGTTGATAATAAATTTATTAACTATGAAATGCTAGTTAATTCTAGAAGCGACTCGATTCTCCCAGAAAATAATAGGAATATTTCATTGTTTCATGGTGCAATTTCTGGTTGCAAATTGGATAATGGGCAGATACTCCCGGATTCTCTTGATACTTTAAAGTTAAGTGATCTAAAAGGGTTTGATTTTGTTCTTCTTGGCGATATTCACAAGCATCAATTTCTCACTCCTAGCATTGCTTATCCTGGAAGTTTAATACAACAAAATCATAAAGAAGATCGAGATCATGGTATTCTTAAATGGGATATCATTTCAAGGTCAAGTGAATTTGTAAAAATTGAAAATGAATATGGCTATATAACAATCGATATCAAGGGAGGTATTATTCCAGATATTGAATTTCCAATGAAGTCTCGAATTCGTATAAGACATCCTTACACTGAAGAAATTGATATTGATAATCTAAAAAAACAACTATCTGAAAAAACAACTATCGTAAGTTTATCAAAAGAATTACTTCCTATTTCTCAAAATTCAGATGGGGTCGTCCCTGTAATTAACATTAAAGAAAAATCTGAAATGGAAATATTTGATAATTTAACTTCAAAATTTTCTAAAGAAATGAAAAAAGATTTAATTGAACTCCATCTTGACTACCAAAATAAATTTGACAACAGGACAGGTAAAGGAGCTGATGTGCTTCCTTGGAAGTTAAATTATATGGAATTTAGGGATATTTTCATTTATGGCGGGGGAATTCTTAATAGAGTAGATTTTACTCCAGGGATTATCGGTATTCTTGGCAGGAATGCTTCTGGTAAATCCAGTCTTCTAAATACAATTTTTTACTCCTTATTTGGCAATGTATTCAAAATTAAAAATTTTTCAAACAGAAATGTTATCAACAGACATTCAAAGACAATGTCTTTGAAATTAGCAATTTCTATGGGAAATTTTCAATTTATCATAGAAAAGGAAGGAAAATGCAAGACAAGAAAAGGAGGCGCTATTGGCATGGAAGAAACAGTCGTATTTAAAAAAATCGATGAAGATGGAATTATAACGAATTTATCTGGTAGTAATAAAGTAGACACTGTAAGCATCATTTACAGTACTCTTGGTCTGACTACGAAAGAAAATTTTATGCTTACAAATGTGATGAGTTATACAAATTATATATCTTTACTTAGTTTATCAAGTGGAGATATTTCTAAAATTCTCGGAGAATTATTTGATTTGCAAAAATACAAGGATATCTATAGCGATTCTCTTAAAAAAGTAAAAGTTTTTTCAGATAAGATAAAGGGGCTCCAAGAAAATAAAGAAAATTTACTTGAAGAAAGAGTATTAATTCCAGAAGAAACCTTGTTAGATTATGAAGACCAGTTAAAACAGTACGAAAGTGAGTTAAAGATAACCGGATATAGTTTAGAAGAATTGATAGAAAGTAAAAATGAATTTCGAAACTTTGCTGAAGCAGATTTTGATCAAAATCTGCTGGAAAAAGAAAAAGATTTTATCAAGATAATTCAAGAAAATACAGAAGAAGTCAAAAATTACGGAGATCTAAATGAGATGCCTATTTCTTATCTAGAAAAACTTCATGGTAGCATAATTGTAAAAGGGACTTCTAAAGAATTAATTTCATGGAATGAAGCTGAAATAGATTCTCTTCGCGATGAAATTTATTTATTAAAGAACAATTTGGTAGTTCCCAAAGAGATTCACTCTGAGAAATTATATAAATTAGCTTTGAAAAAAATAAAGGACGAGATTAGCCCTGACGAATTTATAAGAGATCTTAAAGAAACTAAAAAAATCGGAAAAGACCATATCGTGGATGAAGATTTATTTCTCGATTTAATTGACTATCTTGAGAGTCTTCGATCAATTTCAGGAGAAACACTGAAAAATAAGATGATAATTTTAGAATATAATAAATTTCTCGAAGATCAAATTAAATTCAAGGAAGAAAGTGCGATTTTAAAAGAAAAAGAAAGCTTATTGAACAATCTCTTTTTTTCAAAGAAAAAAACTATAAACAGTATCATCAAGATTAAAACAACAAAATTTTATTTAGAAAAAATAGAAAAATATAAATCAAACCAAACTAACATCAAGAAACTAGAAGAAATATCAGGAACAATTGCAAGATTAAAAGAAGCTAGAACGCATATTGCTTCGAATATATTGCGAATAAATATCTTAATAACAACAGTTAAAATGCAAATACAGGAATACAGTCGAATCCAAAGCAAATTAATTATCTTAGATGAAAAAATAGCCAAACTAAAAATAGAAGAAACTCTGTATAAATACTACAAAGATATCCTTTGCGATAAAGGTCTTCCAAAATTAGTTTTACGAGATAAAATCAAAAAAGTTGAAATGGAGTGCAATATACTTTGTTATAAAATAATAGGGTTAACAATTAATTTAGACACGTATGAAGATGATGAAAGTAAATATGAAATTACTGCTAAAAAAAATGGGGCGATTATAGGTATAGATCAAATATCTGGGTTTGAAAAATTCGTTGTTAATATTGCCTTGAAATTAGCTTTAGATAAATTTAAATGTCAATCGGGGGCGAAATTATTCTGTATAGATGAAGCATTTGATTGTATATCATCAGAAAATTTTGACAAAGTAGATGATATATTTGATTTTTTGAAAGGTTATTACAGTACTGTATTGATTGTATCTCACAATGAAGACTTGAAAAAGAAAATTGATAAACGAATTGAAATTGACGTCGGAGAAAAATATAGCAGTATAAAAATGTAAAAATAAAAAATATTATTTTTTATTTTCATATGATAAAGATGATTATTGGTGTACTTGTAATCTTATTATTAGGAATCGTGATCTGTCTTTTGAATGATAGCAATATTTTAGAGAACTTTGAAAATGGTAATGCTCATTTTGATTCTCGCGATCTTAAAACTACCTTTTTTAAAGAAATTTCTGGTCTGCCTTCTATAAATAGTGAAATTGATACTGGTCCTAAAGTGTATGGTGATCCTAATAAAGGTATAATTCTTAAACTTCAAAAAATTATTTTGATTAGTATAAGCCCAATAGATAAAGATGATGATTTTGTAAAAAAATCATTACAAAAAATACTTGAAGATTTTAATTCAAAAGAACAAAGTAAATTTAGTTTACTAGACATCGGCGTAATCAGGGAAAAAATAGGAGGTTACGAATTTAATGCTTTTATAAGTGAATTTGATACATTAAGTACAGTCAGTGTTAAAATAAATTTACTTTCTGACGGTAGTAAGGTAATTTCATTGAAATCAAATTTTATAGCAGATTCTGGAGCACAGTTAAATACAGTTCAAGATAATACTAATAAGATCAATGATTCTTTAGGATTTTACAAAATAAAAAATAATTTAGGCCTATTCTTTCCTTATCCTACATCAGAAGACGAATTACTATTAACAGCTCAGATTAAATTAAATCACTTAAAAAGAATAGAAGATTCCAAGAAACAAGACTATCTTTGTTTTGGAATAGATGATATAGTATCTACTGAAGCTGAATGCGTTAAATTGGGCGGGACATGGGATACTCCTGTTACAAACAATTTTGATTGCCCGTACTTCGAATCAAATAAAAATTATAGGAATGAATTTGGCGGGACTAAAAATGGATATTGTGACAATCCTAGTGGTCTTCAAAGTCTGGGATATCGTTATACAAATAAAGATCAAAAGAAATCTACTCCTCTTTGTTATAACTGCAAGACAGATTTAATAGGTCAAGGGAGTCTTGGACGATGTTGCGAAGCTCAGAAATTAGACCCTAGATTCGCTAGTCCAGATTACAAGTTCAATGGTGACTATTTGGATAGGAAAAATGCAAAAGACCAATTAAACTTGCGTGGACTTTCGATTGATTAATACTGAAATTAAATACTGAAATTTATTTTCTTAATAATATAATATCAAAACTTAAAAATGGAATTGAAAATTTATATTTTCAGAAGCCAAGAAAACTAAAAAATCCAGAGTTTTTAGAACTTTCTTTTTCTAAGTTCTTTTTCCATAAATAAACATTTGTCCAATACTTATTCTGTTTATCTGCTAAACTTAAATCTTTATCAGGAGTAATTGAACTTCTTGGAGGACTTCTTGATTTAGGAGGAGTAACTTGATTTCTTAAAGAAGATTTTACAGGAGCAAATGTAGTTCTGTTAGCTATAAGTTTTTTACTGTAAATTTCTTTAAAATCTGGTGTTTTAGATTTTTTTCTATATATTCCAGGTAAATCTGGATCAGCATTTGCGATTAGCCTTGTCATACTTACAGTATTAGATAGTTTTCTTAGTTTTTCTACTCCTTTTAGAATATCTGTATCGCTGTGATTTAACACAGCTCCTTGAATAGTATGAAGATAAACTTGTGCTGGGTCTGATTTGTAAAGTTTAATACTTGAAGGAATGTACGGAGATCCAGTGATACTACTGATATAATTAGAATAATCTTGTTTTTTCGTAAGCATTTTGACAATATTACTTTTTTGTTTTGTTGTAAATAAGGCACCTGTACTTTGTTTCTTTGGTAAAGAAGGCAAACTTTCTGGAGGAGTAATCGATTTTCTTGGAGGAGTAATTGAACTTTTTGGAAGACTTAATTTTCTTGGAGGAGTAATTGATCTTTTTCGTTCACGATAATATTCAGCTAGATTTTTCATTAGAAGATTCGATGAATCCCAATTTTCAGGATTGTTCCATTTTTCGTCTTCAGTTTCCCAAATTTTATTATCAGTCCGTGAATCGCGAGGAGTTGTTTTTCTCGCTGAATCAAATATATCTATTTTTTTTTTGTTTCTTCTATAACTAGAATCAAAATCAGGATTTAATTCATTTTCAAGAGAAGATCTTCTTCTTGGGAAAATTCTAGAGTAAGGGGAAACTAAAGGTGATCTAGGAGAATGTAAGCTACTATAATTATTAGGAGTTATGCTTATAGCTTTAATCCCTGGATTTCTTCTTGTTAATCTTTTTCTAATTTGATGAATTGAAGACTTGATCACTTTATCAAAGTCTCCAGTCTTAACAACTCTTCTTGAAACTTTAGTTTTTTCTACTATAGCACCTGTTTTACTATCAAAAGGTTCAATTCTTATAAAACTAATTTTTATAACATTATCTTTATCATTCTTTTTGAGTGATCTTATAAAAAAATCTTCTCTTTCTTTGTCCAGTATTCGTTGTTCTGGGTCGTCGTGATAACTCTCGTCTACTTCAACTATAACTATATTATTACCTTCTAATGGAGATCTTATAATTAAATCCGGACGTTCTCGGATACCTTTCATTAAACCTTTGTCATATTTAGGCGGAATAATTCTTTCAGATAGATAATATTCATTTGACGGTAAACTTGATTTAATTTCATGAAGTATTTTATGCTCATATCTTTCGAAAGCCGAACTAACTTCAGAAGGAAGATGACTAAGACACCTATGACGAAGAATATCATTTTCTGTATAATTACTTACGCTCGCAAATTTACATTTATCACACTTCATCGTATATACTTTTAATAAAACAAAAAAATAATCTTTATTAAAAGTATATATATACCATGAAATTTGAAATTGATATTATATTTGAAACAGAAGAATTTCAGGATAATTATAAAAGCATAAAT